TACGGACTTATCATCAAAATAAATATTTTAAGTGCGCCCCTATATAGTATATTATATAATATACATTAAAACAATTATTATTATTATTACTATTGGGATATTACTATTAATAGTGTATAATAGTACTATGGAGAATTTAAATAGTAACTATATAGAATCATATATTAACCTTCAATCACTATTATTACAAGAGGTTAATAGTCAATGTAATGAAGACTTTATTTCTTTTGTGCGGCTCATGGCACCTTCTTTGGTGTCTGGCTTTAAGATGGGCCGACATATAGAAGTTATATCTGAAAAACTACAGCAGGTAGAAGATGGAGAGCTAAAAAGACTGATGGTCTTTCTTCCTCCACGATCTTCCAAGTCTGTTGTCTGTTCAAAGCTGTTTCCTGCATGGTACATAGGTAGGAACCCCACCCATGAAATTCTAACAATATCTCATAGTGATCAACTCGCCAGTGACTTTGGACGTTCTGTAAGAGATATTGTCAATAGTGAAGACTTTCAAAAAGTATTTAAAAGTGTAGCACTCCGTAGTGATGTCAGGGCTGCTGGCAAATGGAAGACAAACCAGAATGGTACTTACTATGCTGCTGGCGTTCGTTCACAGATTGCTGGTAGGGGCGCACATGTAGCCATACTTGATGATGCGATGTCAGAAGAAGATGCAATATCTGAAGCTGGTAGAAGATTTATAAAAGAATGGTATCCTGCTGGCCTGAGAACACGTATCATGCCTAACGGAGCTATTGTCATAATCAACACTCGTTATCACTATGATGATCTGTGTGGATGGTTATTAAAGCAACAGGAGTCCATGCCTGATTACGAGACAATTCCTTGGGAAGTGGTAAAGATACCAGCATGGCTAGATGATGAGGCTGCTGAAATACTACAGCTTCCAGTAGGAGGAAGTTATTTTCCTGAGTGGAAACCAGACAAGATACTTAAAGTAGATGAGAACGAGATCAAGGCAAGCAACGGTAGTCGTTACTGGAATGCTCTTTATATGCAAGACCCCACTCCTGAAGAAGGGGGCTTGATTAAAAAAAGATGGATAAAGAATTGGGAGTTTGGAGAACCTCCTAGTTGTGATTTTATAATACAGACTTATGATACAGCCTTCTCTACAAGAACAACGGCTGACTATAGTGTTATACAGACATGGGGTATATTCTACATGTATAACCAAAACGAACAGGGATATGAAGATTTTGCTTCTCATCTTATTCTTCTTGGTAATATTAAAGGACGATTTGAATACCCAGAGCTTAGACGAATGGCTCAGAAGTTATATGAAGAACATAGACCAGATGTCTGCATGGTAGAAAAGAAAGCAAGTGGACAGTCCCTTATACAAGATATGCGTAGAGCAGGTCTTCCTGTAATGGAATATTTACCAGATCGTGATAAGGTATCCAGAGTTTATGCCTCTACTCCAATAATGGAAGCAGGAAGATTATGGATACCAAAGGGAAAGAAGTGGGCTGATGATTTGATTGAAGAGCTAATACGTTTTCCAAATGCGGCTCATGATGATCAGGTAGATGCACTAACAATGGCAATACACTATATGAAAGATTCATGGCATCTTAACCATCCAGATGATCCAGAATATGATGATGAACCTAAAGAAAAGGCACCAACATATTGGAATGTCTAAAACTACATTTGGGAAACTGGTAATAGTATGCTATAATAATAGCATGACCAGAGGAAAAGAAAGGGAACTCTATGGCTAATTTATTTGAGAAAGCCGCTAATATTGCAATGGAAAAGGTAAGACCCTCTCCTAAGATCAGTATAATGATTGCTATGGAGGGTGGTGGTGGATTGTCCGATGTTAAGAGAACAATGAACATTGGTGGACAACCGCATAAACTTGCCTACATTACACCAGATGAAGGCACACTTCTAAAACAACTTGGAGGAAGTGGTCGAAAAGTAAATGGTGTTCCTGCTTATGATTTTACTGATGAAGGTGATGCTGAGATTGGCGAGGCTCTGGGTGAGGCTGGTCATGACCCTGGTTATGGACCAGATGATCCAGGTGGCGATGAACCTCCAGAAGTAACTTTTGGAGGAGATCAGAAGGGTCAACCAAATGAAGGACTAACTTCTATTAGTTATAGTCCTGCCACTAAAGGAAGTAAAATTGGAGAATACACACTAGATTTAATAACACCTCCTGGATTTAATTTAATATCAAAAGCTACAACAGGAAAAACTGTAGGAGAACATACTTTTGGAAGTAAGGGTGGTAGTTGGAGTAGTCCAGAAGCTGTAGGTCCAGATGGCAGATCTCTTGGTGATAAAGCTTCAAAAGGATTTGAAGAAGAAGAAGACGAGGGTGGTGAAGATGAAGAAGAAAAAGTAGGTACAAAAAAAGAAGAAAAAAGAAAAATGACAATGGTTGAAAAATACCTTAGAAATATGATTGAGAGACAGCAAGAGGGTGGAGATCCTCTTTATAATATTTATGAAACAGATATTCTTAAACGAATCTATCCAAAAAAAGAATTTGATGCCAGAAGAAGAATGATGGCTTTGGAAGATTATGGGCTTAGTCTTTTAGAAGATGAAGCTGATGAAGATCAGGATACAGATACAGATACTGATATTGAAAAAATTCTTTCTCAAACTGATGATACTGGATTAACTGAAAATGAATTAAGAATCCTTAGAGAAATCTATGGAGAAGATTTTGATGATGATAGGGAAGTTGCATAATGGCTACAGAACGTAATCCATATGATATGATGCCAGAAGAAGATAGTAATGTAATTCCTTTGGAAGTTCCTGAACCAGAAGGAGAAGCTACATTTGAAGTTGATCCTGATGATGGAGGAATTATTGTTGACTTTTCAGATTCAGTAGAGATGGAAGCTTCTGAAGATATTGCTGAATGGTTTGGTGATTTATCAGAAACATTAGATGAAGATGATCTGGTAGAAATTTCTAATGATGTCCTAGATAATTTTGAAGCAGATAAAGATAGTCGAAGTGAATGGGAGTCTATGTTTGAAAGAGGCTTTGATCTTCTTGGTCTTAAACTTGAACAAGGATCAGAACCTTTTGAAGGTGCTTGCACAGCAGTACATCCTCTTCTTATTGAATCGGCTGTTAAGTTTCAATCAAAAGCATCAGGAGAATTATTTCCATCAAGCGGTCCTGTAAAAGCACAGATACTTGGAAAGTCAACTCCTAAAAAAGAACTGCAAGCAAACAGAGTTCAAAATTTTATGAACTTTCAACTTACAGAACAAATGCCTGAATACTTTGATGAGTTTGAAAGAATGCTTTTTCATTTACCATTAATAGGTTCAGCATTTAAAAAATTATATTATGATGCAACAACAAAAAGACCTCACTCGGAATTTATTTCAATAGATCAGTTTTATGTGTCATACTATGCTACAGACTTATCAAATGCAGATCGTTATACACATGTTATATATCGCAGTCCTGTAGAATTGGCAAAAGACATTCGTGCTGGTGTCTATCAAGACATTGACTTACCAACACCATCTTCAAGTAGTATAACACCTTTTACAGAAAAGATGGATACTATTCTTGGTTTGTCACCATCTTCAGATAATGATCCTCAATATGTTTTACTAGAACAGCATTGTTATTTAAATATTGAAGATGAAGATGAAGCACTTCCTTATATTGTAACTGTTGAACAACAGTCAAAACAAGTTTTAAGTATTCGTAGAAACTATAAGCAAAATGACATGAACAAAGAAAAGATAAATCATTTTGTACATTATAGATTTGTTCCTGGCTTTGGTTTCTACGGCCTTGGCCTTATACATTTTCTTGGTAATTTAACAATGAGTGCAACAGCAGCTATGCGTTCCCTGATAGATGCTGGACAGTTTGCTAATTTACCAGGTGGTTTTAAGGCCAAAGGAGTAAGGATGGTTGGAGACAACGATCCCATATCTCCTGGCGAGTTCAAGGAGGTTGAAGCAACTGGTATAGATTTATCAAAGGCTATTGTTCCCCTTCCCTATAAAGAGCCTTCCTCTACTCTATTTCAGATGTTGAATTTCGTAACTGCTGCTGGTCAGAAGTTTGCGGATAGCACAGAGCAAGTTATCTCTGATGCTGCCTCCTATGGACCTGTCGGAACAACAATGGCTTTGTTAGAAGCTTCTAGCAAATTTTTTACAGCCATTCATAAAAGATTACATAAATCACAAAAAGATGAATTTAGAATACTGGCAAGAATAGATTATGATTATCTTCCAAATGAATATCCATATGATGTTCCCTATGAAGATAGAAGTATTTTTAAAAGCGATTTTGATGGACGTGTAGATATAGTACCTGTTTCCGATCCTAATATTCCAAGCAACGCTCATCGTATGATGATGGCAAATATGGCTTTGCAAATGGCACAACAATCGCCACCAGGTATGTTTAATTTAGAAGCCCTTAATCGTACTATTCTTAATGCAGCGAATATGCCAAATGTAGAGGAGATTCTTCCTCCAAAGATTAAACCAAAACCTATGGACCCTGTATCTGATATTATGGCTGCAACAAAAGGGATTCCCATTGCTGCCTTTCCAGGTCAAAACCATGACGCTCATATTCAGGTAAAGATGGCTTATATTCAAGATCCCATGAATGGAGGCAATCCTGTTATGCAACGTATTCAACCTATACTTGAAGCAAATATTCAAGAACATTCTGTTATGAAGTATCAAGAACAGATGAATGGATTAACACAAGAAATGATGTCACAAACACCTCAAGAAGGTAAAACTCCTGGTGCGGTAGAGATGGCAATGGCTCAAGCAGCTCAACAGATAACAAATGCAAATCAGGCAATGGGCATGGCTCAATCTCCTGAACAACAACTTGTTGCTTTAGAACAAGCCAAGGTAGAACTTGAAAAACAAAAACTTCAATCAGACACAGTAACAAATGCGGCTGAATTAGAACTCAAGAATAAAAAACTTGAGCTTGAAGAAAATGAACAAATTCTTGGAATGATAAAAACAAATGCTACCGATAATTTAAAACGTGAAAAAGTTGCGTCTGATAAAGAAACTAAAGAAAAGTTAAAAGAAATGGAAATTGTTTCTAAAGAAGCTTTAGAAGAATTTAAAATTAGTAAAGAAGAAGAAAGAGAAGTAATGAGATCAATGAAAGAATTACTTCTAACAAATATAAAAGAAAACAATAAATTAGATTTAAACGGTCTTGATGCCCTTGTTAAAATGGCTCAAGCAAAACAAAAGGAGAGTCAAGATGATGACTAAAGGTAAGGGTTATCCTGATCACGTTAAGAATACTGATAAGGGTTTTGGTGATATGCTTAAAGCAGGAGTTCAGGGCAAGCGTTCCATGACAGGTGTTTTAAATCAATATGATGCAGATTCTTATGTATTCCCTGAACCCAAGGTAAAAACCAGAAAGAATAATTCCTAAGACCAATGGAAATTTGGGATGAGGTTGTTAAAGGATTAAATGAAGAGATTAATTCTTTAAGGGTTACACTTGGTAATGGTAGTGCAGAAGACTATCCGCACTATCGACAAATCGTAGGTTCCATTTCAGGAATAGAATGGGCCAGAGATAATTTAACAGAAATAGTAAAAAAACGTCTTTATATGGAGGATGACGAGTAAGATGCAACAAGTAAATATGGGTGCGGCACTTAAAAATGATTTATGGATTACTGATCCAGAAGAAATGCCAGATCCTAGTCCGTTACCTGAATTACCAGGATTTCATGTTTTAATTCGCCCTGTGTCTGTAAAGAGTGTGACAAAGGGTGGAATATTTATACCAGATTCTACAAAAGATGATATGTCTTATCTTACAACAGTTGGACAGGTTTTAGGACTTGGAACACTGGCTTATATGGATAAGGATAAATTTCCAAGCGGATCATGGTGTAATGTAGGAGATTATGTATGTTATGGTAAACATGCTGGAACTAAGTTATTTTATAAGGGTGTTCGATTAATTCTTCTCTTTGATGATCAAATTATTATGAAAGTAGAAGATCCTAAAGATCTTGACCCTACTTTTAATTTGGGGAAAGGCTCGGTTTAATTTGGGAAACTAGATTTATTGTGATATAATATATATGTGCGTAGAGTAAAACTTAACGTAAATCGTTTGTGTCGTTAGCAACGGAGAGAGAAAATGACAGAAGATAATGAAGATTGGGGAGATGTTAATGTTTCTTCCCAAGATAAAGTTGAATATGAAATTGAAAATGAAAGTGAAAAACAACAGGTTGAACCAGTAGTTGAAGAAAAAGTTCCTGAAGTAAAAGCTCAAGAGGAAGAAAAGCCTGAAGAACTTGAGGGTTTACCAGATGAATTTGAAGGTGCATCAAAAAGAATAAGACACCTTATAAAACAAAGAAAAGATCGAGATGATCAAATACAGGCTTTGATTGCTCATAATGAAGAACTAACAAAAAATCTTTCAAAGAAAAATGAAGAATTATCTAGTGTAAATAAATTAAGTTTAGATGCTTCTGAAAAACAATTAAAAGATAAAGTAGAACTTGCTAGAGAAGTTTATCTTGAAGCTTTTGATGAAGGAAATAAAGAAAAGCTTCTTAAAGCACAGGAAGCTTTAAATGAAGCACAGTTAGATTTAAAACAAGTAAATTCTGCTAAAATAGATTATGAAGACAATCTTCAAGAAGAAGCAAAACCATATCAACCCCCAACAGCTAAAGTTGATAATACTAAAGCTGATGAGTGGGCTTTAAAGAATGAATGGTTTGGTCAAGATTCTATAAGAACGGCTGCAGCACTTGCAGTTGATGCAGAATTAAAAGGAGAAGGATATAGTCCTAGTGATAATGAATTTTATGAAGAAATTGATAGAAGGCTGCAAAAAGCTTTTCCTCAAAACTATTCAGAAAGTAAAGAACGTGTGCAGGAAAATACGTCAAGTCCTGCTCAAGTGGTGGCTGGAAGTTCACGCTCGTCCCCAACCTCAAACAAAAGAGTCAAACTCTCAAAAGAAGACGTGAGATTGGCAGAAAAATGGGGTATACCACTTGAACAATATGCTGCCGAAAAGCTTAAAGTTTCACAAGCTGACGGTGAGTATACAAATGTAACTTAGAGCCGTGGAGGGTTAATATGAATACACGAAATGAATCACGTAATAAGACGTTAAGAGAAGAGAACACAAGAGAACAAGAATGGACCTTTGAAGAACCAGATGCACTCGCCATTCCAGACAATGTATTATCAAGGTTTGAGAATGAGGGTATGTCACTTCGTTGGATACGTATCTCCATTAAAGGTAAAGATGACCAAAAAAATGTAGGAAGCAAACTACAACTAGGTTGGGTTTTTGTATCTCCTGAAGAAGTTCCTGAATTAGCTCTTACATCCTTCGTGAGGGATGAAGGAAGGTATCAAGGTGCAGTCTGTCGTGGAGATGTGGCTTTGGTTAAAATGCCTTCTGGTAAAGTCTCGGCTCGTAGGAAATACTATGAGGATAAAGCCAACGA